GCGTCAGCAGCGATCTCTGTGGTGCCTACCGCGCTCGGACCTATCTTAGAGTTTGTTACAGCGTCGGCAGCTATTTCGCTGCTTCCGACTGCACCGGTAGCTATCTCGTCGCTACCCACCGCGCCCGTCGCTATTTCGCTGCTTCCGACTGCACCGGTAGCTATCTCGTCGCTACCCACCGCGCCCGTCGCTATTTTTGCAGACGTTACGGCACCATCATTTATAGCAGCGGTCTGCACTTTTGGTGCGCCAGCAGCCCCCTCGGTAATAGCGATAGGGTTATCTCTTAGCGCAGTCATTTTCCCGGTAACTACCGGCTTACTTGGCTCTAGATCTGTGATATTAGTCCAGGTAGTCATCTATATTTAGCCTCTAAAGTATTAAATAAGGTGCATCACCGTTAGGCATTTTACCGTCATCGTCTGCTATAAAACAGTAAGTTGCTTTGTTCGATTCGGTTTCTGTTTCGTAATCTCCAAGCGTATTGGGTCCAATATACCCATATTTGGCATCTGGATCTTGCCCAGTGGCCACAGCTTTGTATGAGTATGTTATCCCATTAACCTGATCTTTTGAAACAATCCTAAAACTAGTGCGCTTAGGATTGCCGTTAACGTCTTGTATTAGGTCGGTTGATAGGTTTATTGTTTCCCCTGGCTTAATGCTTGAGTCTTTAACATCAAGCTGAAAAGTTGTCTCGGTTGACCCATTTCCCTCGCTCTCGAGTATCCTTGAAGCCACTTTTGTGGCTGTGTTTAGCCCGATATAAGATCCATAAATCCTTTTAACTTTCTCCCGTCCATGACCAGCCGCGCTCTCAAGCGTTGGATCTGCCGTTATTAATAGTGATTTGTAATTGTCTGGATCATCACCTTTTGAATAATCTATTTTGTCGTAGTATATCCAAATTTGGGTAATCGCTTTTTCTGCGCTTCGTTTAATTTTATGGCCGGAAACCAGCGTATTGTTAGCGGCGTCCAGCTCTTTTATTGATGCAAGGTTGGGACCGATTGACTTTAGTTTTATTTCCTGATTTTCATCGTCCCACCAAATATCAACCCAGGTTTGCCCTGTTATTTTTTCTATAACCGATTTGACTGCGGTAGGCTCCTTGATCACTCCTGTTATTAATTCTGTAGACAGAAAAACGTCTCGCTCGTTGTTCCAATCGTTATCGGGTATATAATTAGCGTGATCAATATCGGTAAAATCCTCTATCAACGACCTAGCAACATCGACACAATTCAGGTTCTCAAAAGCGTAGCACTCACGCGCTGGCGAATCAGCGTCATGTTCTACCGCTTCGCTGCCAAACTGCCCGCGCGAGCTTGAGGCCGGGGAATCCAAAATAATAGAATCAGCCCCGCTTACACCAGAATAACGCACTATCTCAGATTCGATAATCGCAACACCGCCAGAAGCCGAAAACCCATCATTGTCTTTTATGTTAATGGTTCCGGTTTGCGTTGATGTAATCGAAGCATTAAGGCTGCCAACCGATTTTTTAGGAACCGTAGCTTGATCCTTGTCTAGTAGTGTTAGCGGATCTTTTGCGGTGATTTTTACCAGACCGTTACTATCTGGACCATCAATCTTTTTAATAAAATAAAGACGACTGATTGAGTCTCCCCAAGAGAATGTTCCATCATCTGCTATAAAACCACTATGAATTTTTAACTGTCTATCCAAGTAGTATTCATTGTTAGCAAACAACTTACCAAAATAAGTGCCTTTGCTACCGTAAGAAAAATCTCGAAAAGTGATTGTTACAACGCCGCGATAACCAAGGCCACGCGCTGGTATTATTTCGGTTGGCGTCCAATTGATGTTTTCTACAGACTGCCAAAACAGATTCCCAATAGGTGCCGCTACGTCACAATGATATTCAACTCCAGAAGGTGAAAGCTTTGTATCTAAGCCAATCTCAACTATACTTATCGGCCTTCTGTTGCCTTCAGCTATCTTGCTGGCATAGCTCATATTGTCAAGCCCTCAACTTTTAGCGAAACTGAGCAGCGTGTTTTTTTAGTGTATTTCGGTGATTCTATTCTTTTCATTGGCCAGCAAAGTATCGCCTCTTCCGGTCTATCATCGATATTCCACAAGAAAAAGAAAGGCGCTTTCTTCATGTCAGTCACAAAGTCGTCCCAATAAGTATCGAACCATGAAACATCGATATTTCTAAACTCGATAGTTGCCTGCCTTGGTTTTTCAATGACGGCCATACCAACGAATTCATTGCCTATTGATTTGTTAACAATAAACTCGTCCCGATCCCCCCAACGAGGCTGGATAAACCCAACCGGCATACCGATAGGGATTTCAAGCCAATAGCCAAGGGACAATAAACCAACGTAAGTAATAGCGTTTGCGTCTGCACCTGCCAGCCAATCAAATTCTATTTTAATATATTGCGCGGTGAATTCAGTTAGCTCGTTGAACACGGTGGAATCGTCGCCAGCGTTTGAGTTCCCCCAAACCTCATAGCCTCCCGGCCTTTGCCTTGCGGTCCATGGGCCGCTAGTTCCAACCGTTGAGCTAAATACTTTTAACATCCCTTTGGATGATTTTAAGTTATGTCTTGCTACACCAATGCAGTTAATAGTTTTCGAAGATCCTAAATCAAAAGTAACCTCACCCGTCGATCCGTTTTTATAGCCACACTGCGTATTTGTTCTTCCATCAACCATATTTTCTGAGCCAAAGCCGGCTTCATGGTCCCCGCTATCACCTCTAACAACGCCCGACGCCGTTAAGAAATTATCATGCAAAATCATTGGCCGACCCATTACGCAACATCTCCTAATAAGTTTATATTGACGCCGTTTTCTATCTCCTCCTGGATTCTACCCAGTAGAGTCCTTACATAAGTCCCGCTCAACTGTGCCTCTGGGTCTATTTTATCTATCGTTTCCTCTAGATTAATGTTAACTGTTATTTCTCTTTTAGGTTCTACCGCTTCTGTAGTCTGAATAGGATCGTTTGCCGCTACGCTTTCAACCGCTGAAGTTTTTAAACCTTCCCCGAAGTCTGGGAGAGCGCTTTCAAAATCAGGAAGCGAAGGCAAAGAAGGCAAAGAACCGCCGCCACCTGAAAAGCTAGGCGCGCTACCGCCACCGCTAAACTGTTGCGACTTAATCCCTTTTATTTGTACTGCTGTCTTTGCTGCAACCAATGCCGCCGCGCCAATGTTCCAAGGGTACGGCCCTGAGTTAAGCGCCTTTTGAACCGCTCCCAAGCCCTGGACGGTAGCGTCTGCAAGATTGAAAGCCTTCGATACTTTGAAAGCCGTCTTGCTGTGCTGTCCCATCTCTGAAAGCAAGCCCATTGACGTATCCATCAAGAACCTTGCCTTTTCTTGTTCTGTTTTCACTTCCCAAGTGTTGAAGAATTTCAGGGTTTGCGCATGATCTTTGTAGTAGGTTATCTCGCCAAGCTTTTTCCGTTGGAAATGAATATAAGCGGCTTTCTGTTCGGCTTTCTGCTTCTTTAGCAGATCTTTTTGCTGCTTGGTATACCACGCGGTTAGCCTTTTATCGTACCATGCTTGGCTCTGGTCGTTGTAAACCAAACCCATTTGCACGGTCTCTTTCCGTCGTTCGTAGGACTCCTGTATTAGCTCCTCTTCAGTTTTTAACGCCTCTTCCAGTTTTGCTATATCATCCGCTCGGCGTTGCTCTTGATCGCTTAGCGGCATTGGGCCTACAAAATCACCCTCTTGTACTGTTGCGCCCCCCTCTTGTGGTTGTAGATTCTTCACCTCATTTATTTCGGTAAGCTTTTGTCTTAACGCTTCAAGATGGCCGTTATACTCAACCAACTTTTCTTTCTGCTGTTCTATCTGATAAGTTGCAGTCATCCCCAACGGTGAGTTGGGCGAATTCATCAGGTCTGCCGCAACAATCTCGTTAATAGTTGTTGCAACTTTCCTCATTTCTAATTCAATATTTGAAATTTCCGTTTCTATTTGCGTTTTTTGCAAATTAGCGAAAGACTTTGTCAAACTGTCCACTCGTTTTTTCAGGTTGTCGCTACTCTCGCTAGCTTCGTCTCCACTAGTAGCAAACGAATAGATAGCGCCAGCCGCTAGCACCGCTATACCAGCAGGACCGCCCAAGAACGCTAGCGCTGCCTTTAGTCCTTTTGCCGCTACTGTTGCGGCTGTTGAAGCGCCCGCCGTTCTGGTTATTGCGCCAGTGTAAGCGTTGACTGACACGGTGGCGGCTGAAGTAGACTTAGCATTAGCGATCATTGCTACGGTGTCGGCTATTGTGGCTCTGGTTTTTATTACTAGGGCACCAGCTATCCTAGCTCCTATAAGTGTGGCCACCACTTGCCCGATAGTTATGAAAGTTTCGGAATGTTCAGCCAAACCTTCAAGCGCCATTCCTGCGGCCTGTATCGCTTTTGCTAGAGAATTTGTAGCGTTAATCTCTTGATCAAGTGTGCCAAGTGCTTTTTGAAGGCTGTTTTTGAAACTTTCAACAGAGCGCCCAAGCGTCAACGGCATTTCAGCAAACTCACCGGCTATCCCTTCAGATTGATTTAGTAAAGAATTAAATACATCTTTAGATAATAACTTACCTTCAATAACCATTTTGCGAAGCTCGCCAACGGTTACACCCATCCCGTTAGCGATTCTTACTGCAACTTCAGGTAAGTTTTCAAGAATCGAATTAAATTCCTCAGCTCTGAAAGTTCCAGCTGCTAAACCTTGAGTGAATTGGAGTAGGCCATTTTTCATAGCCTCCGTGGAAGATCCACCGATAACGCCAAGCTGCCCCACTGTTTCAGTAAGCTTTAGCATTTGCGAGTTAGTGGCGTTAAGCTCTGGGGCGACACGCGCCAAGCCTTGAAACAATTCAACGTTTGTTTCTAATGCTGTGCCGTTCTTTTGAGACACCTTGAAAAGGTCTTCAGATACAGATTTAAAATCGCCGGTAGCTTTTGTGGCTGTTTTTATTCGTTGTTGTAGAACGTTAAAGCTGTCTGCTGTCTCTAGCGCTTTTTTTGCGGTGCCGAAAGCAAACAAAGCCACAACGCCTTGCTTCAATCTGTCTATAGCCTTGTCAGCACCTAATGCCTCTTCCTTTACTTTCTTTATTGAGGTTCTGACATTTTTAGCACCATCTGATTTATTTAGTGAGTTTATTTTTTTGTTTAACTCACCAATTTCTTTTTTAGCTTTTAAAGACTCGTTTTTTAACCCTTTGAATTCGTCTCCGGTCTTTTTGACGCCTTTGCTTTCACTAAGCTTTGATAGCCCAGACTTTAGCTCTTCGACCTCTTTAGCGGTCTTGTCTGCTTCAGCTTTTACTTTGCTTAAACCGTCCTTAACTTTATCGGCACCTTTAACAGCGCCAACCGAATCTATAAAAATCTCAATCCCTACATCATTAGCCATTAGTAGCCTGCCTCTATATCAATAGCGTTTATGATTTCTATAAATTCGTTACTATTAAAACACGGATTCATCGTTAAATAATGCCGCATATCGGTTAAAGATATTCGCCCTTCCTTCGTTAGTCCTCGCAAGAAATCCCAAGCATTAAAAAAATGGTAATACTCTTTTTTTAGCGTTGGCATTTCTTTCAAAACACGAGGAACAACGCCCGACTCCCTAGCCATTTCACGAAAGTCTTCAACATCAACGCGGCCCTTGTTCGGGCCGCTAGTCTCTGCATACTTTTTTAACCATGACGAATAATCACGGACGAAATCAGTTAAGGCTTTTTTGCCTTTTCTTTTTCCCTGTATCGATAGTTCTCGATGTTGCTCATTTCTGCTATTGCGAAATCAATAAGCCGCTCGTATTTTGGATCGCAGAAAACGCGCAACCTTTCGGCTTGAGTATCTTCAAGCTCTTTGCCTTCTTCTTTGATTCCACCCCAGCCGGAAATAAACTCTTCAACATAGATCTGGCATACAGCCAAGCGAGATTCTTTGTCTGTTGGGTTCTCCCTATCTTCGAACGATTCGGCTTTGCGCTTAAGCGCTTCATTAAATACTGCGGCGTTAAACGATTTCAAAACCAAAAAGCCCCCCGGAATACCGGGGATGCTTACATTTGCGCCTTCAGTTTTCTTTTTTACGTCATCCGCGAATAGATCATCAATATTCATTATACTAGAGTCCTTGTAACTTGAATTGCGTAGCCTGCTGTCTTGTCAGCTGTTGCCACGGCTTCGCCTGAAATATTTATAGCTGACCCCTTACTAGCCCCGTCAGGCGTTCCGCTTAGGAATTTGCAGCGAGGGAAAACAAAAGCGTAACTGTTGCCGTCACTGTCAGCGACAGTTATTTCAAACTTGAAAGCGGTTGTGTTTATAATGCGATTGTAAATTTCCAAATTGTCAAAATACGCAGATATTGAAAGAGTTATTTTCAAATCATTAGTGGAAACGCCCGAAGCAAAGTTTGCGTCAACTGTGTCTTCTGGCTCTGTGCCGACAGCAATTGATAAATCTACACCGTGAAGCCTAACGCCTAGGGCGCTAATATTTGTATCATCAATTTGAACATTTGTAACGGTTGAGCCGGTTCTAAATATCGGCTTCTCATTTACAGCCGCAACGCTACCAAGCCCTACCAATGATGTGCCGCTTGTAACTGCTTGAGCGCCAGTGAACCCAACGCTGCCCGATATCTTGGTTTTCTTCTGCATTGACAGACTGAGAGAATTAACCGTCTCGCCCTTATATGCGATAAATTGAGAGATATCGGGGTAATTTTTTTCAAACGTGAAGCTTCTTTCTGTGTTGCCATCTGTTAACACATTAGTGGTCCATGTTCCGCCTAGCGCAGCCTCCAACATATCGTCAAAGGTGGCCGCCGAAAACTCGAAAGGAATATCGCCGCCAACGGTTTGCCCATTGTTGACAACATCAACGACGCCCTTTTGCGTGCCGGGAAGTTCTTCTGATTCTTCAGTAACTGGCTCGGCAGTTAGATTTTCACCAGTGATTCTTAAGTATTTCCAGTTTGATGAATCCGTTGGTGTTACGCCGTAAGTAGATTCTACAACATATTTTACTGTGACTTGATCAGCATCAGCCATTATTCATGCTCCTATGTTAATAAACTAAATCAACCTCAAACGGTATGATAGCGTTAGTTTGATGCCATGCCTCATCCAATCCAACAACCGTGATCGAGGCCCCATCACAGGTTATACTATTAAAAGTCGTGTTTCTAAAGATGCCGGTTAAGGTGTCCATTAATTCCATTGATTTTTTTACGCCCGTATTTTTTGGGGCGAAAACTTGAAACTGAATCAAGCCAATCGCTGTATAAGCCGCTCTTCCTATTTCGTTTCGATCTTCGTCTGGTCCAGCTATGCCGAAACGAAACCATAAATCATTTTTTGGTTTTACTATCTCAGTGTTAGGCCATTCAATCGGATATGACCCAACGTAATTGGTGTTTAGCCTTGCCGTGATATTTTGTCGAACCGTTTCGAAGCTCATTTTTTAAATTGCCTCGCTACCAAGTTAACATGACGCTCAACGAAATTAGGTGCGGCTTTTTTTGAGTAACCTTCATTCAATCTTCTTATGTACGGTAAATTGTTTGTGATGAATGTTCTCTGATAGCCGTCGATACCGTTATTCACGGTGCCTTCAGACGCCCCAAAATTGCCACTTGTTGAGCTTGTTTTCTCGCTGCTAGGATTACCGATTGACGGAAACCAGTTGTTTTGAGCAAGTCCGGAAAGCTTTGGCGTCGCTTCGGTAATGGCTTTGTACACAGAAAAATTAACCTTCCTGTGTGTATCCTTAACCGCTTTGTCTATCGCCGCCATGGCTTTCTCGAAATCGTTCATCGTCTTAATTGGAACTCATAACTGATGCCGGTCGTGTTATCTGTGATAAATACTATAGCATACCTTGCTCCGTCAATAAAAATATGGTCGTTAACAGTGGGTTTGATTGCAAAGTCTTTACCTTTCACGGTGAGAAACAAGTCGTTTACCTCGGCCAATCCATCAATTATCTGCTTTTGTGTGGCGCTATATTTTATGCCGTCAATCGTTTTTGGATCTACGGTTTCCGAATAAGTTTCGGTAACTGGGTTGTAAGTGCCGCTCATCGGCTGATAATCGACACTAACAACCAAGCCCTCTATTTTTTTAGCTTGATCAAAAGCCGCGTCAACGGCTTTGATCATTTCGGTTCTTAGCGCGTTCATACGATCACACCGCCCGCGCTATTGCGCAATAAGTGACGAATCATGTTTTTCACACTTCGCGGTATCGGCTCAATTTTTGCTGACACGTTTTCGTTTCCCTTGAACTCCATGTCCAAGCCGCCCACCGACAACTTCTTGAAAGAGGTATCACCCTTCTCCACTGTCGTGTCAGTGCTCACTAAATGAAAAGCTAGCTCACAGCACGCATTTTTAACAACGACGGGGATTATCGTGCTGTCAATCAACGTACCATATCGATCATAAACGCCAGTAGCCGGCCAGTGGAGAAGGTTTTCAGGGTCTGCCTGTTTTCCTTTCCAATGGAGCGTGTCAAGTAGTCTGGTAGCCCACACTAGAGCG